TATATCCTAAATTAGCTTGTTTATTATTAAATGTATTCCAATCAGTAGAACTTAAATAACCATCTGTAGTAGTATTTGATTGATTGATACCAATAGTTCCAGAACCTGTAATAGTTCCACCTGTAAGAGGAGCAGAAGTTCCAACAGAAGTAACAGTTCCAACTGACCAAGTTCTATCAGCAGCTAGGCTATAACCTACGCCATTAATAGTCATTATCCTTGAATCAATAGCGGGAGTATATCCTAAAGCATTTGTAACGTCTAAAGAAGAAAGAGAAACAGCTCCAGTTCTTGTATTGAAAGAAGTTACACCTACGTTTACACTATAAGTTCTATTTGCTGATAAGTCGAAACTCTCACCATTTATTGTTATTGTTCTTGCACTTGGTACTTTAGAATTAAAATTAACAAAATCATCAGCTGCTAAATAACCATCAGTTAAGCTATCAGATTTAGATATTGATAATGTTCTATTTGAACTTAAATCACCACCACCAGATAAAGGAGAGCTAGTCGCAATATTTCTTGAAGCTAAAGCATAGGTAGCAGTATCGTAACTAATTGTAGTGCCATTAATCTTAACAAATCCAACACCATTTAAAGCAGGTTGTTTAGCATTAAAAGTAGACCAATTAGTAGATGTTAGATAACCATCATTAGAAGAAGTAGCAGCACCAAGTTTTGTTTCAATAGATCCTTTAGTCTCATCACCTGTATTACTACCACTAAGGTTAGAAGAATTTAAAGTTCCTGTGAATAATCCGTTACCATCAACATGAAGTTTTTGTGTAGCTACTATTCCAATACCAATACCTGATCCACTTTCAGAAACAATACTATTTGCTATAACTCCAGCAGCTGTAAACTTCGATAAGAAACTAGCAGTTCCAAGACCTGTAATTAATCCAGATTCAGCAATATTTTGCCAATCAACACCATCACCAGAAGAAACTAAAAACTGACCAGCTACACCAGATTCGTTATTCTTATCAAATAATCTACCAGTTAAGCGAAAAGAACCATCAACTGATACAGTATTACCAGATAAATAAAGTGGGGAAGTATTTCCAAGTCCATCAGTAATCTGCTTTAATGTGCCATTAATAGGTCCATTGTCTGATATTTTTAGTAACGCATCGTAGGTTGATGCTATGGTTTGTCCTGTAAGTGAAGCCATTTGTATATTTTGCCTTAAATTAGTAAAAATTTATCAATTTAACAATATTTTTTATCTACAGTTTCTTACCAAAAGTATAGCAGAACTCTACTCCCTTTAAGTCTATTGTATTTAAGAAATAATATCTTCCAATAATCGGAACTCGATTACTAAAAGTTGGGTTGTTTGATTTATATGGAGCAGAAATAGCAAGTGTATTTATCTTACTCTCAAAATCTGTTTGTATTGTTACGGAATCACTAGGCTTTAAACGAGTACCAAACTCAAAGTAGATAAACTCCTTGGATGGTATTGCATAAGCAAATCCGTTAACTGTACTTTTATTATTCTGCATTCTAAATCTTACTGGGTTACTAGGAACAACAATTCTTTTCTTATCCCCTCCAATACCATCAGATGCGTATTTGGAATTTGTTATAGTACTTATATCACTTACTGTTTTCTTAACCTTCTCATCACTATACTCCTTTACAGCATCGTAATATTTTTGATAATCTTTTAGTACTTGCCTTAAATCTCCCATTAGCTTCTAAGCCATCCAACAATCTTTAAATAGTAGTTACGTTCATCTTCAATGATAACCGAATGGATAATATATTCTTTACCTCTATATCCTATCTTATAAGTCTTATCAATGTATTGACTATTCTCACTCCAGCTTGTAAAAAACTCATCCCAAAGATTACTTATCTCATAGGTTAGTGAATTTCTATATCTTATAGTAAACTCAAATTTATTATTACCAACTCTTTCAGCACCTTGTATTGATAAGTTACCATCGTATGGTTTTACCTTAGCAAAAGTACTGTATGAAGTCTGGTAGGTAGGAGTAGTACCACCTGCATCATCAAATGTTAACGCATACTTAATAAGCTCTATTTGCTCTCTAAAATCTGATGACTTATGAAATGTTCTTCTCATTAGAATAAATAAACTCTACGATAACTACTAGCTGCTTGTTTTGCACCATTGGAAAGTTCAACAACTTGTGAAGAATCCATTACATTTTCTCTAAACTCAAAATCCATACCAACCTGCTTCATTACAGCAACTTTTAAGTCTACAGGTAGAGGATCGTAACCAGCAATATACTCAATCTCAACCGCTGTATCAATATAGTTAAATCTGATATTCTTAAAGTTATTACCTGTAATTAAGTAATCAACTCCATTAACAAGGGTAGTCTTTACTCCTGATTCATTTATAGATTTAACACTTGTAACTGATTGAATAGGTCCGTAAGGAATATCAATATTACTACTTACTTGTTGAAAGGTAGAAACTAATGTTTTAGTCGCAAAAGTACACCCAGTATATCTTTCCATCTTGGACCTTGCACCAGAAATTAAAGTAGTCAATAGTGAATCCCAAGTAGAAAAATCTATATTGAGATAATCTCTCATTTCAGCAACTGTAACTGGCTCTATTACCGAATCAGTTTTTATTTCTACGTCAAGTCCTAAAGTCATTATTTAGTTTTTTTAGATGTTTTAAGTTCTTTTGTTTTAACCTCTAGCTTTTCTTGTTTCTCAACAACATCTTCTTTAATTTCTATAATTTTTGCAAATCCCTTTGAAACTAAAACTTCTGCTCTCTCATCAGAAACCTCTAACAATTCTGCTTCAACTACAAATCTTCCTAATTCTAAATCTCTGTAGGCTCTTACAATTTTTATTTTTGCACTCATGATTTTATTTTTTGAAAGTAGGGGAGGAAACGATCCTCCCAGTATTCACTTTCCAAACTACTTTATTAATTATGCTACGTTGCCTAAATCAGCAAATACGAAAGCATCTAATCTGTCAATAGCAAGAACTTCTCTAGCTTCGATACGAACAGTAACCAAGTTTTTCTGGATATTATCAGAATCTTGCTCAAAGAACTCAACTTTCAAATCGTCAACTACAACTCTCTTAGCCATGTTCCAATCTCCCAAAAGTACTTTATCATCAGCAATGAAGCTAGACTTAAATACAGGAATACCAGCGATAGCGATATTACCATCAGAAGTGATTGTTACACCACCTGGGATTGAATAATCAGAAGGCTTAGTTAACAATAATCTACCCCATTGCTTAGGATTAACTACGATACCATTAACAGCGAAATCAGCACCTTCAAGGTTTGTGATATAATCAATGATTTGCTCAACGTCTACAGTAGCAGTAGTGGTAGTAGAACCAGTAGCAGCACCAGATAAATCAGCGTAGAATTTAGCATCTTCTGCCTTGTAGAAATCACGAAGCAACATCTGTGGTAAAGCAGACTGAAGGAATGGTAAATCTTGTAACATTGACTTGTCGATACGAGCATATCCAGCGATATAACGAGCAGTATAAGTAACAGCAGTTAAATCATAATCAATTTGAGTTTTAGCATCTCCAGGAGTAGCTTGAACAGAGATTGAACCTTCAACACCAGTCTCACGATAAAGTGTGTAGATACCAGTAGATGAACTAACAGCAGGGATAAGGTTACGGAAGTTAAGCAAACGGTTAGGAACCATAGCAACTCCTGGCTGGTAAGTACGTACAGCATCACCAGTAAGGTTTCCTGCAACTGTCATATTACCAACAGCCTTCATGTTTAATTTTACTTTGTTTCCAGCAGATACATCGCTGATACTATCAAAGTTCTTTGCAACTAATTCTGCAAAAGATGCTTCAAATGATTTAACTTCCATTTCTTTAGAGTTTTGTTTTTGTAATTTAATTTCCATTTCATCAAGACGAGTTTCAAGAGCTTGTGCTTTCTCGCTGATTTGTTCTGCAACTACGTTTTTTACGTTTTCGTTTATAGCAGACTTTAGTTGTTCAACTTTTTCCATTTTTGTAATCTTCTAATAAATTGTTTAATAATGCTTCAAATTCCATTTCTTCAGCCATTTCTGAATCTGGTTCTACCTCTTCTTCAACAACTTCTTCTTCTTCCATCGGGTTTTCGTCTTGAGTATCGTCAATAGAAATCGTTACTGTAACAGTAGAGTTCTCTTCAGATGGCTCTTCAACATCAACTGATGCTTCTTTAAGAATCTGTAATTGTTTATGTAGTTGTAATAATTGAAGTTCTAGTTTAGCGAATGTTTCATCCGTATATTTACCATTCTTAATGGCATTTAAAATATTATCCATAAGTAGATTTGTATCTTCAAAACTCTTTATTCCAGTAATAGGTGTCATTTCATTAGCACCCCATCCCTGTAAAGATGATCCCTCATAAAGTTTAACTTCCGAAATCTCATTGTAGTTACCCATAGACTTTTGCTTAATAGTAACGAAGCCAATAGAATGCTCTGTAATCAAACCATCTTCTACCATAAGTAAGAAGTCTTTACCAAGCGTGTGGCGACCTGCCTTACTTTCGTAGTATAAGCCTTTACCATGTTCTTCTAATGACATTATCTTACCAACACTTTTTGTAGCATCGTGGTCAAGAAGATGGCGAACTCTATTGAAATTCTCGTTTATTGTTTTGGTAAATGCACCTTTTCTAATAACATCACCATCGCTATCCATATTATCAAATGAAGAAAAGTAACCTGTTACAATCCCTTTTTTTACATCTACATCTGAAATACCTTGCTGTAAATTTTTGTATAATAACATATCTTATTTGTTTTTATTTCTTTTTAGCATAAGAATCTAGGAATCTTTTTACAAAGCTCATAGCAAAAGCATTCTCATTTCCTTTTAATCCTTGCTCATTAAATACTCTTATTCCTGTAGCAAATACTTCTTCAAGTTTCTTAACTGTTACTTTCTTGCCTGGATTGTCTTTATTGAACTCCTTTGCCATTGTAGTAAGTTGTGCCATAGGTTTTTCATCCTCTATAGGATTAGTAGACTTATTAGCTTCCGCAATACCAATAGCTTGTTCTATAGGGTCAATATTCATCTTGTCAATAGGAGTAACTTGAATACTTACATAAATCTTATCCATATCAGGATTTTCATTACGACCATATCCCATTTCTTCTAACTTCTGATTAGGTGTTAACCACCAAGCTCTTTCAAGATAAGATATTTGTTCTTTTTTATCTTCCTGCAATTCAGGGAATACACTTAAATCAAAATCTAAGAAGTATTTTTTATTCTCCGACTTATTATAAGGCGATACAAGCCATTTATTTAAATCAGCCCTTGCAGATATAAGTTCAGGTAAGATAGCATCTGATATAAGAGCTTTCCTAGCTTCATACATATTATTGTAAGTCTTATTATCTGGATCGTTTAATAATGCAGAGTTTACGTGATAAACATTACATAGTTGACGAAGATTCATCTTCATTGATTCGATAATAGCTAAATCAACAGGAGATAAACCAATTTGCTGCCATCCCACTTTAGAAGCCGATACAATAATCTTACCAGCATTTTCAGTTCCGCTATATTCTGACTGCCATTTTCTTTGCATTTCATAAGCCTGTTCTGGACTAAGTTGGCTATCACCACTATCATCATATAAGATACCCATAGCACCAGTATTCTGGAATAGCTTAACAGAAGCAGTTTGTGCATCATTTGACTGTTGCATAACTCTCATAGCAGCCCTCAAAGGAGATTGTCCATAAAGGTGTGAACCTTCTGTAGAGTAATCAGGATTCCAGTATTTAGAGTGCATTACCTTTTCGGCAAGTAACTCTTCTTTATGATAGGTTGTACTTAAAGTATAAGCTGATACAGGATCGTATCTACCACCGCTAACAATTCTAACTAGGTGAGCAGGTAGTACATAAAGTTGTTTAAATTTACCAGCATTAGGTCCTGTAACAGCACCCATACCATATAGATAGGAATTACCAGTAATTAGCTTAAAGCCAAAGTAATTATCCATAAACTCATAATACGATTGATAGTCATTAGGATCTAACAATGTTTTTATGATAGGATGAGATTCACTTACTTCTACAAGAGCTTTAGTCTTTAAGTAATTAGCTTCTTGAATATCTTGTGGCTTAGATACGTTTTGTGTAAATGATTTATATTTTTGAAACGCTTTATCATCAATTACTTCGTAAAGTATTGGAGGAGCAGTAGCAGCTTTTCTGGTAATTAAATTTACAATCGAGTAAACATCAGAATTATACTGGTAGCCTTTCTCAACGTAGTTCGCAAAAGTATCGTCTCCAAATACAGGAGCTTTAGCGATTTGGTTGTAAATCATCCTTGCGTATGCAGGGTCTATACCTTTTTGAACCATTATAGGTTCTTGAGCTTTTTTAGCTTTGAATAAATCGAATAATCCCATTTATATTACATACCATTTACGTTCCTTACCAAACTTTGTAAACATCGCACATCTGATAGCATCTAGGCAATGGTTATACGTGTCAATAGGTACATTCGTACTTTCTCCATTCTGCATAATCCATTGGTAGTTTTTTACCTCTGTTGCTATGTTTTTACTGCCTTTAGTATAAAACACTTTATATTCTTTCAGTTTATTAATACCAGCAAGAACCGAACCCTTTCCCTTTTTTTGTGGTTTAACATTAAAGTTAACCTTTAAATCGGCTATTGATTTAGGCTCTGCTGAATCAGCAAATATTTCACTATATGTATTTACACTATGTTTTCTTAGTGCATTTGCAATATCTTTATTTGTCATTCTTGTGGCATAAAACAGTTCATCTAAGTATATAGCGTCACCAATCTTTGCCATTCTAACACAAGCAGTAGGGTCATTTGTAAACCCAAAGTCCATGCCATAAAATATATCATCATTATCAGGAAACTCTTCGCACTCCTGCCAATCTGGATAAACCAAACTTTCTGTAGCTGGTCTAGGGTCTTGTTGATATAGAGAGTTGAAGATGATTGGAGATGATTCCCTAATCCTTATAAGTCTATCTGCTGACTGTCTATCTTCCCATAACGCTTCTCCAACCTCTCTTTTATCATACTTCCTTCCATCATCCATTGATTCTCTCAAAGCAGGTAAGGTAATAATTTCCCAATCATTATCTCTTTTCCCTGCCCTTCCTAAAGGATCGTCATTATCCCATCTTGTTGCAATCAATAATTGCTTACCATTATTTTGAAGTCTACTTTCAGCTACTGATGTGTACCAATCCCAAACTGTTTCCCTAACATTTAAAGACTTAGCTTCGCTATAATCCTTTATCAAGTCGTCACATATCAAAACATCAACGCTAAACCCTGTTAAAGAACCTCCAGTACCTACTGACTTTAAATAGCCATTATACCCAATAACCTCAAACATATCATTATTCCTAACCGCTTCTCCACTTCTAGGTTTAGCTAGTTTTGTATTAGGGAATATTTTTCTATACTCTTGGCTATCAATAATCTTTTGAACCTCTCTATTGAATCTAGATGCCAAATCAGCTGTATAGGATGCGATAACAATTTTAAGATTAGGGTTTACTCCTAGCAGGTAGGCTGGATATAGTTGTGTAGCTAGTGTAGACTTCCCATGTTGAGGGGGCATAGAAATCATTAGCTTTTTACTATCAACATCACTATACAGCGTCATTAGTGATTCCATAATATGGTTATGAAACCAAGTTGCATCAAAATCTTTTTTTATAAATCTTACAAAGAACGAGAAGTC